GAGGGAGTTCTTGAAGACCAGGTCATCGATTAGGCCGACGTCGATCTTCTCGTCTTTGAGCAGCGGCAGCACCGAGATATCCGAGAGGGTATCACCCGGCTGTGATCCGATCACCTCATCGATGAACAGCGAGGTGGTATTGGGATTGAGGATGTTCATGGCCTTGCTGGAGTCCACGTCGGAGATGCCTTTGTAGATCTCACGATGAGCAGCCTTGACCACGATCTTGTTGCCATCGATGCTGACTTCACGGTCAGTTGTTTGGTGGTTGCTGTCTGGTTCGCCTGGTATGCTCTTGGAGATGGCCTTGCTCATGGTAACGGAGAGGTCTTTGAGGCTCTTCTCGATGCTGTGGATGGCATCGCCAAGCTGGAGCTTGGGTTTACCCTTCTCCAACTCACCGATCTTCTCACTGATGGCGGTGATGCCCTTCTGCAGCTCGGTGTTGTTGTTGTGCTCCGCTACCTTGCGGAGGCTATTGAGCTCATCCTTGATCTCGGCAAGGCTGGCTTCCGCATTGCGGTAGTCATCGGCCCGGCCATAGATGGAGACACCATTGAACTCGCCTTTCTCGACCTTCTGCCAGAGTTCAGAGTTGAGGTCTTCGCACTTCAGCACCTGGACCCAGGCTCCCACCTTGGTATCGGGGAAGTGTTCCCGGTCGCTGGTCTTCAGGATGTAGTTCTCGACTACGGTAAACTCCGGTACGGGTTGCATGTTGTGATTCACGTCGCACTTGCCGACCAGGCCATGCTTGGCGAAGTGGTCGCAGGCCTTCTGAATCTCTTCCCGGGTGTAATAATCACCTTGCGAGTCGTGGATGTTGGGCTCCATCAGGGTGACGAATAGCCGACCCTGGGTACCTGACGTCTCACTCTTGAACTTGGTGGAGTTGATCTTGTGTTCGAAGCTCCGTCCCGAAGCGTTCTTGACCACAAAACCCTTCTGATTGGCGGGAGTCATCTCATCGAAGAGAAGCGAGACCAACTCGACTTCCACGTTGCGGAGTTCTCCCTTGAGAATGGTGCGCTTACGATTCACGCTACCTCCTTTGTTATTCTTAACTGGTTGATTGTTAATGTGGATAAGATACATAGCTATGCTCCGAAGTTCCGGTTCTGCATGAAGAGCTTTTCATCGTCACTCTGCAGTACCTCGGTCAGGTTACCGAAGTTGAAATCATCTGGTTTCACGTTCCAACCGAACTCATAGTTGAACTCTACTGCCAGGGTTAGTGCCAGGCGGTTCTGCAGCGGTTTGACCACGAAGTGGTAGAACATAAGCATATCGCTGCGGTTATCGCCACCAAGCTGTCCTGGGATAAGCTGGGATACGATCCTGGCGGGCACCCGGTGATAGGCGAGGATGCCTTCCCGGAGGTCTTTCTTAAGCCCTAAGAAGCCGCCTTCCCGGTCCTGCTGTCTGAGCGGTTCGAGACGTATTTTCACGTCCCGGCTCTCACTCTCGATCAGGACGGTGGAGTGGCTCCTGGCATTGCCTTTGACCTCGGTGAGCGCTTTCTCGATCTCGGTATAGGCATCGGTCAGCACTTCATTGCCCTGCTCATCAGTAACGGTTCCGTCTCTCAGCGTTCCGCCCTCCACAATCACGAAATAGTCGATCATCAGGCCGTTCTTGAAGTTGTTGTAGTCGAAGGTCTTGATCTCGCCTAAGATCTCGATGTTGATGGCGATAGGCAGGCAGGCCAGGCCCCAGGCATTGGATCTGTGGGTGGACTTCTTTACATGGATGATGTCCTCGTAGGCAAAATCTTTCTTCTTGTTGTTCTTAATCTGGATGTAGTTGGGTTTGAAGAAGCCGAACCCGTCATAGTTCTCCACGATCTGTACTTCGGAAGGCAGCATCCTCTCCAGTCCCATCCACTGACCCTGGGCGTTCCGCATCTTGACCAGGAAGCCGTTACCGCAGGCGAGATAGAACCTCATCAGTTCCGCCAGGATGGAGCTCTGGTCTTCACAGGCGGGAAACTCGGCAGTTTCCATCCAAGCAGTTACCTTGCTGTTGCTGCACTCGAACTGCATGATGGTAGCCATAGTCAGGGCATCGATACAACCGGAGTGGTACTCATCGGTATCCAAGAGGTTGAGCAGCTTGCTCATCGAATAGGGCTGTGAAACCACTTTTCTGGCCTCGGCTGCTTTGCTGACAAGTTGCTTACCGACTCTACTCAGTTTGGTTAGATCAACAGGTTCAGGCTTGTACTTGCTCTCCAGGAGATCACTCGCTGAGCTGATCGCCAGGTTATGGGCACCGATACGCATCACTCTCATGAGCCCGCTCCGCTGCCGCTTTTCAGCAGGTCGATCTTGGCGATGCGTACCAGACGGGTGCCATCTATCCGGCTGGTATAGTATTCGATACTGGGCAGATCCCGGTTCATCAGCTTGAGGTAGAAACTCCGGAACTTCTCTTTGAGTGAGTAAAGTTCAGAGTCCGGATCAGACACATTCTGGGCATTGACGATCAGGAAGACTGTCCAGACGATATCGGTGTCCACATACTGCCGGGAGGTGCCATTCTTACCTGTCTCGGAATCGAGGATCAGGATGGCGCAGGGCAGCTTCTTGGGGATATTGTCCTTGTTGTAGAGGGTTTCAACCACGCCTGCCATCTTCAGAGCTTCAGAGATGCGCTTGCGTTCGTCCTGGTACTTCTCGAGTGGAGTCACAGGCTCACCTCGATATCGTTCAACTGCTGATAGATCCACTGCTCCCGGTTGGCGATCACCTGAGCAAAAACGTTTCGGGCGACAATGCCTTCCCGCTTGATCTTGCCCCGGATGAGATAGGCGATCCTGGCAACGGTCAGAGCTTTTCCTGTCTCTTTATCAGTCCAGGACAGGTGCTTGCGTTCGACCCAGGCGATCAGCGGGGCGATCGGAGTCCAAGAAGGCACTTTGCCGCCCAAAACGAAAGGCTCATGTTTCACATTGGAACCTACCCTGAGGATCATAGCGGAAGGACTGGTCTCGACCAGATAGCCCGTATTGCCGTAGAAATCGCCCTTGTCGTAGATCTGCTGTGCCAGAATCTCCCTGCGGGACTCGGCATCAACCACTGAACCGATCAGATGCAGTCTGCTCTCCAATGCGGTATAGATAGCCCGGTAGATCTCGATCATCAGTTCCTCTGGAGAAGTAATATCACGATCAGGCATCAGATCACTCCCACCCGGATAGCACGGGGCTGTCTGGGTTTGAGTTCGTTCAGGCGATCCAGGCCGGCTGGATTGAGATAAGAACTCAAGATGGTAAGCGCTCTCAGCTCAAGGTTGGCCTTGAAGGCGTCTACTTCGCTCCCTGTAAGCAGTTCGGTGGCCGACTGGTCTAATCCTACGGTCTTGACTATTCCCTCGCCCAAGGTCTTCAAATTGAGAAACTCACAAGTACTGTGCAGCATCAGGAAGCAGAATCCAAATCGAAAAGAGATCAGTAGGGGATCATCTTCAGGCAGATCATCGTGGGTAGCGTGATCATAAAACTGCTGCAGCACGATTGAACGGATCATCTCCAGAACCAAGCCCTGATGCTCCCTGAAGATGTCATTGTTGGACATCTCCTTGGGCAGGTTGAGGATGGCATGCATGGCATCGGTCTCAACCGGAATGGGTATCACTGGCCCTTCCTCATCAGCTCGGAAAGCTCAATCGCTCTCATACCCACTTGCTTAGCCCACTTGGAGGCCAACATGCCATTGGCAGCCCGTTCCCAGTCTCCGGCAGCGATAAAACTCAGGGTGTTCTTGAAAACAAGCAATCCTTTGATCCCCAAGTTGAAGCACATATTCAGTAGAACCGCCTGACGCACCTCATCAAGGTTGTTGTAGATCTCAGGTATTTTATCAATCAGCCACTGCTCGCAGTCTCGGATATCCCGTTCCAACATGGCGTAGGCTTCTTCACGGGAGATACCCCTATCATCGAGATTGCGGCCGATACCAATTGTCAGCTTGCCTGCGGTACAGCGGTATGGCTTCAGCTTCAGACCTTCGTGTCTGACTAACTGAGCTTTGATCCGGTTCATCAACGCTTCGGTCATGCTTGCTCCTTGTTCCAGATGTGATCATCGATCCGGAGCCAGAAAAGCATTTCCCTGTATGCTGACAAATCAGAATGATTAACGATGCCAAAGTATAGTGAGAGGCAGAGGTTTTTCCAAAGTGATATGTGTTACATCATCAACCCTTATCAACCATATCGGAGAGCGTTAAAAGGAGGCCATCAATCTCATGTTTGACTCCCGACATAAGTAGCACTCTGCTTGCTCGATGATAGCTCTTCATAATCAGCAGAGCAATAAAAACAGATCGGCGGCAGAAATCTCTAATCCCATCTGACCAAGCTAGTACAAGTAAAACTGACCTCCTTTTCAGGCTTAACTCATTATAAAGTATGGGCATTATATCTATTAGAATATGTTCTATTCTGTTCAACTCTTTACCTAGTATCGAGTTATGAGTCACAATACTTATTGGAAAAGTAGTTTTGCAGGATGTTCTTAGAACATTGCTGCTCTTCTTGCTTGATACAGTCTGTATCAGGCTTAGTGCTAGCATTTGGGTTTCACTCATTGTTTATACCTCTATGCTAAAGACATGGCACATTCTGATTACGTCAAATACGGATGCATTAGGATGCCTCATAATGTTCATTGACAAATTCTCCGTTCTCCCTAAGATGTCTTGCAACGATTTATTCAGTATGGATGGAGATTATAGGCACGGGAGATAAAATGAATGACTATAACTCAAGAAACTTAACAAAGCGTCAAAAAATGCGGCGGTGATATATGCGAGGATACATACCAGTAGTAGATATTTTTGCCGGGCCGGGTGGTTTGAGTGAGGGATTCTCAAATTTTAAAACCAAACTGCATAGAAAAGTCTTTGATGTTGTTCTATCAATAGAAAAGGAAAAGTATGCCCGTGAGACGCTGAAATTGCGAACATTTTACAGATTACTTAGATCAGATACTCCTTTAAAATTGGGTAATTACTATCGTTTCTTAAGAGGAGAGATTTCATTAGATAAACTATATGATTCACACCGATCAATTGAACTCAAAGCAGATAAAATCGCTTGGCAAGCTGAATTAGGGCTAACATCCACGTATCCAAGGGAGAAAGTGAATCAAAGAATCGAGGATGCTCTGGATGGTGCTAGCAATTTTGTTTTAATAGGCGGCCCCCCCTGCCAAGCATATTCTATCGCGGGTAGATCGAGGAACAAGAACAATAAGAATTATGATCCAAAACAGGACAAGCATCAGACATTGTATAAAGAATATCTCCATATATTAGCAGATAACAATCCCCTTGTCTTCGTTATGGAGAATGTAAAGGGATTGATTTCTGCAGAATTAGAGAATAAAAGGGTGCTAAATTTGATCATAAATGATCTCAAACATCCATCTGATGCATTACAACAGTCAAATAGCAGGAGAACTAGATATGGATACAATCTCTTTTCTTTTGTTCAAGAAGGACCTATAGATGATAAATCCTCAAAAAACCTTGTTATTAGAAGTGAGGAGTATGGCGTTCCGCAACAAAGACACCGGGTTATAATTCTAGGTATTAGGGATGACTTCAACCAAATCAATCCCCTTAAACTTACAAGAAAAAAAGAAAACACAGTTGAGTCGATTATCGCTGATTTGCCCAAACTACGAAGCGGTTTATCATCCATACCAGATTCAAATGAAAGATGGAAATCTGAGATCAACTCTATCCGTGGCACAAATTGGTTCAACGAACTGAAATCAAAGGATAGCGCCCTTTATTGTTTAATGTCTGAGTTATTGCAACATATTGGCAAAGTAGACTTATCGAGGGGAGACAGGTTTTTAGATTGCGAGTGTAAGGGGCCATTGAGTTTAAAGCAATGGATATTTAGTCGAAGAATCAAAGGGGTTTGCAATCATGATACTAGAAGTCACATAGTTAGTGATTTACATCGATACTTCTTTGCATCAAGTTATGCTCTTTTGTACGGGTCTTCCCCAAAGTTAAATGAGTTTCCTACAGAACTACTACCCAATCACAGAAATGTACATTATTCACTTGAAACAGAAAGAAAACAGGACTTCAGTGATAGGTTTAGAGTCCAATTAGCAAATAAACCTTCAACCACAATAACATCCCATATTTCAAAAGATGGGCACTATTATATTCACCCAGATCCGACTCAGTGTAGAAGCTTAACCGTAAGAGAGGCTGCGCGGTTGCAGACATTTTCAGATGATTATTACTTTTGTGGCTCTAGAACTGCCCAGTACCAACAAGTCGGCAATGCTGTTCCTCCCTATTTGGCGTGCCAGATTGCAGAAATAGTGTATGACGTAATAGTCAAAATGGGAGTATCTTATGACAGTAGATGAAATAAAGGCATTCGATATTGTCCAGCCCTCTGCTCGAGCTATGATCGAGTCCCTAAGAGCAATAGGATATTCACCTGCGACCGCTATAGCGGACATAATTGACAACAGTATAAGCGCAAAAGCAAAGAATATCTGGTTAACTTTCTACTGGTCGGGGAGTAACTCATATATATCGATTCTTGATGATGGTACCGGTATGGACGAGGACACCCTGATTGAAGCTATGCGCCCTGGGAGTAAAAATCCTCTTGAAGAGAGAAGTTCAAACGATCTTGGAAGATTCGGTATGGGACTTAAAACTGCATCCTTTTCTCAGTGTAAAAGGCTGACAGTAAGAACGAAGATTGTTAACGGGTCAATTGCAACCAGAAGTTGGGACATTGATCATGTTATAAAGACTAATCAGTGGCAGCTCTTAAAAACACCAAATAAAAATTCAGAAGAAAGGTTGCTGGGCTTAAATACTCTTATGTCTGGAACAATGGTTCTTTGGGAAAACTTAGATAGACTTTTGGGTTTTGACAGCGTTGTTATCTCTGATCACAACCAAAGTGCGTTCTATGCCATTGTTACGAAAATTAGGATATACTTGGAGATGGTTTTTCATGATTATTTAGAAGGCATCAACCCGCTGTTAAAAATCTATTTCAACGGCAATAACATTGAGAACCTAATACAGCCTTGGGATCCTTTTTATGAGACTCATCCTGCAACGACAATATATCCACCTGAGGAAGTACATCATAAACATGGAGTAACAGTTATTAAAGGGTACGTGTTGCCCCATAAAGATAAAATGACTACCGAAGAACTCCGCCGCATCAGTGGACCTGATGGGTGGAATGCAAGGCAAGGATTTTATATATATCGCAATAGAAGACTTCTTGTTGCTGGTGGTTGGCTGGGTCTTGGCATAGGTAAAACGTGGAACCAAGAAGAGCAGTATAAACTCGCTAGGATAAGAATTGACATAACAAATTCCTTAGATTTTGATTGGCTGATTGATATAAAAAAGTCGACAGCGAAACCTCCTTATTGGATTAAGGATCGACTAACTACTTTGGGTGAAAAAATTAGAAAAGAAGCAAGGGATGTATTCGTATTCAGGGGTAAATACGGACCGAGAAAACCTTCGTATGAAATAAAAAGAATCTGGAATACGACAAATCATAATGCTACCATTCATTATAAAATTGATAGGAAACATTTTTTGATTCAGGCTATCGAACAAATACTTAGCACAAAACCCAACCTTGCCCTTTTCTATGCGCTTCTTAGGACCTTAGAAGAAACCGTGCCCGTAGCGCAAATATGGCTAGACACTGCAGAGAACGCAGATCAACAAGCTCGACCATTCGAAAACTCGAATGACTTAGAAAAGAAAAGGCTAGTCAGTCTTTCATATTCAATACTCCGTAATTCTGGTGGTTTCAATCATCAATCAGCGTGTCAGATACTTAGAGAATGCGAAGAGTACCAAGACTGTTTATCTTACATCGATGAAATAAGCAAAGAAGGGAATTGATGGATTATACGGCATTACTAAACATATGTAGAATTCTGATCAGCGAACGCATCAAGAAAGAAAATGAGACTATTACAAGCGAACTTATTCAGTCCAATATTGCTGTTACTCTGCGTAAGCTGGGGACAGAAGTGCCTGATGAAGTTGCAAAGAGACTTCTCAACGACCTTGAGAGTATATTTACCACTTGGATTGATATGCCATTAACTTTAGTTGATGGAAATCACAAACCATGGCTTCCAAGCAAGCAACTACAAATCAAATGGCAATATTGGGAACGATATAGACAGTACTTGAAAGAGTTGGGCTGGGCAGAGGAAACAATAAACAGATTAGATGAAATAACATTTGATACTTTGGGGCAGTTGGAAGATCCTAACAGAGAGGGTAACTGGGATATTAGGGGATTAGTTGTCGGACATGTTCAGTCTGGGAAAACTGCCAACTATTCAGGATTAATTTGTCGAGCTATCGATGCAGGATATAAGGTCATTGTTGTGTTAGCGGGAACATTAAACAACTTAAGAAGCCAAACGCAGATTAGAATTGATGAATCTGTGCTTGGATTTGACAGTATTCATAATCTAGATAGTAAAAAAAGAGAACCGATAGGAGCTGGAAGAATTGCACGTTGTTTTCCTCCTGTTGATACAGTTACAACACGAAGTGAAAGAGGTGATTTTAAAAGAGCGGTTGCCAACCAGTTTGGAATTAATCCAGGTGGTAATCCACTAATCTTCATAATAAAAAAGAATGGATCTGTTCTGCGTAATCTAATCCAATGGGTTGAGTGGGCATCACAAAACCACGGGACAGTAGATGGTAAGCCATATATAAGGCACGTGCCTCTCCTCGTAATTGATGACGAGGCAGATTACGGCTCAGTTGATACAAGGCGACAAGCGAGAGATAATTATGGGCAAATCAATGAGGAGCACAATCCCACCATAATAAACCAAAGAATCAGGCAGTTGCTCCTTTACTTTGAGAAATGTGCATATATAGGATATACAGCCACCCCATTTGCCAATATCTTCATACACCCACAAAGCAATCTTCCAGATTTCGGTGAGGACCTTTTCCCAAGGAATTTTATCACTTGCTTACCAAATCCATCAGATTACATAGGTCCTGCACAGATTTTTGGCATAGTAAATGAAGAAAACACTGCAGTAGAAAAAGAAGAGGGACTACCCTTGATAAGGGAGGTTGATGACGTGTATGACTGGATTCCGCCTGGACACCCAAATCATTACGTGCCATTATACAAGGAGAAACAAGTTATTCCTCCATCACTGAAAAAGGCTATAATGAGTTTTATATTATCTTGCGCTATTAGAAAAACTAGAGGACAAGGCAATGCTCATAACTCAATGCTGATACACGTAACACGATTTGTTAGTGTTCAACAAGCAGTTTATAATCAAGTTGTGCAATATCTAACTGAAATAAAACACAGATTGCAGTACGGTGACGGAGATCGTAAACCAAGCATTATAGATGATTTTAAGCAATTATGGGATAATGACTATTTCATAACCACAAGAAAAATGAACAAAGACAATAGTTATTCTGTTGATTGGCTTCCAGTTAAGGCATACCTTACTTCAGCGGCACTTGAGATCGTTTCTGTGAGACAGATTAATGGTTCTGTGGGTGATATCCTAGATTATTACGAGTATAAGGATACTGGTTTGAGTATAATCGCAGTTGGTGGTGATAAACTATCTAGGGGACTCACACTTGAAGGATTGACAGTCAGTTATTTTCTGAGAACCTCTCGCATGTATGATACATTAATGCAAATGGGGCGATGGTTCGGATATAGGCCATATTATGTTGATGTCTGCCGACTGTATCTACCAAATGACTTACGAGAGTGGTTTCGCCATATAACTCTGGCTAGCGAGGAATTGCGCAATGAATTTGCATACATGGCTTCTATAGGTGGGAAACCAATAGATTATGGGTTGAAAGTCAGATCTCACCCATCACTGCTTGTAACCGCTCCTGTAAAAATGAGACAGGGTACTGAGTTGTACTTATCATATGAAGGCAGTATTTGTGAAACAGTAGTATTCAGAAAGGATGAGTCATTTCTACGGAGTAATCACAAGGCTGCCATGGGGTTAATTGATAGAGTTACTGCCTACATAACACCCGAGCAAAACCCCACAAGACAGTACTCTCGTGAGTTCACACAAAACTGGTCAGGTCTATTATGGTCTGATGTTGATGTCAAAGACATTTGTCGATTCCTTCGTGAATACCAGACACATGAAGATGCTAGGAAAGTAAACGTAAAACTTATTTCCGAATACATTGAGCAACAATTCAATTCAAGCAACAACAACCTATCTAGTTGGTCGATTTTTTTAGCTAATGGTTCTAAGGGACTTACACACTTATCGTCGGTCGTTAATAGTGAGATTAGATTAAGCTATCGTGCGTGGAATCGTAATTATGATCCCAAGAAGAAAGGTGTTCAATCTGCCTATCGAATTGGTAGATTACTGAATCCTGGAGATGAGTCTGTAGACCTAGGAACTGATGAGTGGCTTAAAGCGATGGACTTAACTTTGAAGTCATGGAATAGCAACAAAGACCATCGAAAAAGGACTCATCCGCCATCATTCCCAGACGGTCGGTTAATTAGAGAAGTAAGGAGTGTGAAGAAAGGACTTCTGATGCTGTACTTTCTCGAATCTGACAGTGAGAAATCCGATATCGGGGATGAAGTTCCGATCGTCGCAATTGGACTAAGCTTCCCCAGCAATTCGAATGATGTGAGAATTCCATGGGTAGTCAATACCGTTTTTCATGATCAGGAATTTGGAGATATGGAATGATTTCAGTTAATGACATTTGGATTGAGCTGACGGATGAGGGCTGTCCGAAGACAGGATTCTTGCGAAGACGAATTCCCATGTCGAATGGTGTTAACATTTTTGCTGTCATATTAAGTCCTTTAGGCTTACCGGCATTGTTAATGGAAGTTGATACAAAGACAACCAATGACACTTTTGATATAGAGTGTTTTGGATTCAATCTGAAGACACTTACTAGGAAAGATGCAGTAATGGGTTTAGTGAGATGCATTGTTCTGGAATTGTCAGATAACAAGTATAGAGACATCTTTAATGTTGTTGCAGATGATGTTGTGTCAAATGTTGCCAAAGAAGCTGATGAAATACATGGAATCGTTACATTCACCAATCAGATAATGAAATGGAAAAACTTTTTCAATAAATACGGAGTAAAAGGTCTGTCAAAACAGCTTCAACATGGCCTATGGGGAGAGTTATGGGTAATAAAATCAATACTATCTCCAATTTGGGGAATAGATAATTCCATTGTTTCATGGGTGGGACCTAATGGTGCTAATCAAGATTTCTCAAACGAGTTGGCTTGCATAGAGGTTAAAACGAGCATTTCACCTCCACATAAGAAATTTGTTGTCTCAAATGTTCTCCAGCTTATAGGTTATCCTGACATTAAAATGTTCCTAGTGTTTGTTGCGTTGGATGTTAGGAGAAGTAGAATTGGTTCTTTACCCCAGTTGGTTAATGAAATCAGAGAAACCTTAGACAATACTAATCCTCAAGTATTATCATTGTTCAATAGCAAGCTTATTCGTTATGGATATCTTGATATGCATGAGCAAAAGTACCTAAATACTGGATATCATGTTAGAAATAGCATTTTGTTCAAAGTGGTAGATGGTTTCCCACGTATATTGGAGGATGATATTCCAAATGGAGTAGGCGACCTAAGATATTCAGTATCAGTTTCATCATGCTTGAATTTCATCGTAGAGACAACAGAATTATCCGATAGCATAAGGGTGAGTAACACATGAACGACTATGATCTTTTTTATGATAGTTTTATTAGCGATGTTAGGTTGTTTTCCAAAGGTGAAGTATTAAACTCCGAAGGCGATGGTCGACAGCCTGACTTTCTTGAAAATGCATTTACTGAGGTTTTTTTGGGGTACTTGGATGAAAGGGGTATTGCGGATGGCTCAGTTACTTGCTACCATGCGGCTAAGACCACGAAAGGTCACATTAAAATTAACGCATGGGGCATGGATGATGAAGATGGATTGTTATCATTATCTATAACTCATTTTTCGAATGATTTCAAGAATCATAGATTAACTAATACGGAGATTGATACAGTAGTAAAACAAGTAGTAAGGGCTTTTGAAATGGCTATTTCTGGATATCATGAGCGGATGGAGCAGTCGACAGAAGCATACGAGATGATGAAATGTATATATGAATCACAACATTCTTTTGTGAATATTGAGTTTATATTACTAACTAATGGATTGCTCCCGAAAAACTTTAAGCTACCTAAAGTTAAAGAAGGCGCTTATTCGTACCACTTTGATATTTGGGATCTGGTTAGGTTGCATAAGGTTATCTCATCTGATACTCCTTATGAGAGTATAACCATTGATTTGTATGAAAGGTTTGGTATTGGAATTCCCTGCCTACCAATAACGTCAAGTGCCACCGATTATAAAGTCCGGCTAGCTGTAATCCCAGGATTTATTCTCTGCGATTTATACGAAGAGTATGGGCATAAACTTCTTGACCTGAATGTAAGGTCATTTCTTCAGGCGAGGGGGAAAGTTAATAAAGGAATACGGGATACTTTGTGTAATGAGCCATCCCGTTTTTTGGCATATAATAATGGTATAACAGCTACTGTTGAGAAGTTAGATATGATAATTAATGAGGATAATCAGCACATAATCAAATCTATAACAGGTTTTCAAGTGGTTAATGGTGGACAAACTATGGCTTCAATACACAGATCTTTTAAGATTGATAAGGCTAATATTTCAGAAGTCTATGTACAAGCAAAAATCACAGAAGTAGAACCAGAGAGTATTCCCGTATTAGCTCCTTTAATTTCCCGATTTGCAAATAGTCAAAACAAAGTCAGTGATGCTGATTTCTCATCAAATGACCCCATACATGTTGAAATGCAAAGACTCTCAGAAAAGGTTTGGATACCAGGAGAGCAGTCTAGATGGTATTATGAACGTACCCGAGGACAGTTTCAGGTCGAAAAGAACAGAAAAGCTCCTACTGCTGCAAGAGCTAAGAAGTATGATTTAGAACATCCCTCAAATCAAAGATTCAATAAAACTGATTTTGCTAAATATATGTATAGCTGGGATCAATTACCTCAAGTCGTTAGTCTAGGAGCTCAGAAATGTTTTGTGAATTTTATGGCAGATTTGAAGCAAACAAAGGATAAAGACTGGCAGCCTGATGAGGTATTCTATAAAGAAGTTATTGCCAAAGCCATTATTTTCAAATCTGCAGATAAAGTTGCAAGGAAAAACAAAATACCCTCTTATAAGGCTAACGTAGTAACTTATATGGTTGCATATCTATCAAAGAAAAGCTTGGGCAGAATGAGTCTGATGGATATTTGGGATAACCAAAAAGTGCATCCAAGTGTGCTGGAAGCCTTTAACATTTGGGTGATGCCAATACATGATGAGTTAGTCAAATCAGCAAAGGGAAGAAATGTAACTGAGTGGTGTAAAAAAGACCAGTGTTGGGATGTAATACAAGAAATAGATTTTGGTATGCCTCACGGTTTGCAGGAACTACTGGAAAGTAACCAACCTCTTCCAACAGTGGGGAAAACAAAACACATAAAGCGCCCATCATTATCAAGCTTAGCTAAAGAGAACTTAGCTAGGACAATGCAACTTGATGATAAAACATGGTTTGAAATATCGCGATGGGGAAAGAAAACACGCAAGTTAAATGACTGGCAATGCAAATTCATACTTACACTGGTTGAATACGCTCAATCTAACTGGGCTACTGTTCCTTCTGATAAGCAAGCAGCTCAAGCAGTTAAAATAATTGATACAGCGATTGAGTATAATATGCCAGGATTGTCCAATAAGAAGCAAACTTATGACTGATATTTTTTCCGAAGAAAAACGTAGCATAGTAATGTCTCTAATCAAGAGTCGTGATAATGAGTCTACCGAGAAGAAATTTATTCGAGCACTAAGAGCCTATGGTATAACGGGTTGGAGAAGAAACCAAAAATTGATAGGGCGTCCAGATTTCGTCTTCAGGAAACAAAAAGTCGTAGTTTTTTTGGATGGGTGTTTCTGGCATATGTGTGAGTTACATTGTAAAATTCCACAAAGCAACAGGAACTTTTGGGAAAAAAAGTTGAATTCGAACAAATTGCGGGACATAGAAGTAACAAAAACTTTAGAAAAGAGTGGGTGGAGTGTTATTAGGATATGGGAGCATGATATGTCGAAAAGAAGAATCGGTCAAGCAATGGATCGACTGAGAAGACTTCTGAATAATGGAATTGTAAGTAATCCAAATAAATAAATGTAAATGGTAGAACTCTGTAAAGCTATAATAATGTCGATGTAATTGTCGTCGTCCTACACTTCCAATGAAACGGTGGAAACGGAGTATGCGCTCCGGAGACACCTATTGGATTCATCTCTGAGTCATAATCGATCTGATCATCTTTGATCCAAGGTGCGAGGGCTTTGATGTATTCCCGGGCATCATCCAGACTGTTGGACTTGGTATCAAGAGCCATGAGCTTGTCCATCACTTCGAGGGCATCGTTTAGGGGATAGACCTTGTCCTGGGCAGCCAGAGCCCGGCAGATGTCACTGGTACGGTCATCCAGGATTACCACAAGCTTGTAGTATTTGGCCTTGGCTTTCTTGTAGCCTTGCAGCCTTCCGAATTCCCTGATGCGCAGGGCTGTGTGCTCTGCAAGTCCCTGCCAGTAATGAGATGAGCGGTTGGCGAGGTCATTGAACTGGTCTTTGAGGGTATCGGCTAACATCTCCTTGGTATAACCCTGCTCTATGGCTTTGGAGAGGACATCGGCAAAGTTCTGCCTTATGTCTGCATCGAAGTGATTACCGATCCAGAACAACTGCTGCTTCTGGATGGTTGAGGAGAGATGCTGATCTTTAATGCCCCATAGCCCGATTGATGTCATGGTCGGGGCTTGCACTTGGGTGTCTCTCAGTCCGAGGCGCACACAGCGGTCTATTATCGCCTTGGTGGGCTCATTGACCAGTGCTGCGAAGTCATCTCCCAACTGGGTATTGATGATGCCCATCAGCTTATCTATGGAGTTCTGGTTGATCTTCTCTGCCCTTGGCATGTCAATCAACATTTGGATGGCAAGTCGAGCGGCATCCCTGATCTCGGTCTTCCAGGCATTGTTGAGTATCCTGTAGTACTCCAGCATAAGTCTATCGTAATAGTTCATCAGAAGGCGAACCTCTTGATCCTGAATCTGTTCCTACCGATATCGTATTCCGAGAACCGTTCCAGACAGCCTGCCAGGGCATCACAGCCATCGATGTAGCCATCCGGATAGGTGAGGAACTGACTGATGAGAGTGGGAGTATCTTGGCCTTCAGGAAAGAGTATCTTTGCTGTCTCGATGATGGTCTCGGTTCTTTCGATGCGGAGGTTCTTGTTGTCCTTGTTATCGATACGCTTGATTCTGTGACTGATGGGTGGCAGATGATTGTCCTGTGCCCATCTATCGAAGTCAGCGAGGATACGTGCCTGACCATAGGTGGTCTCACAGGCTGCCCTGGCTTTGACTCTGTAAGTGCGATCCAACTCCTGATAGGCATCATAGTAGTATCTGAAGAACTTGGTGTTCTCTGTCTGCCGTATCCAGACATGAATCACATAGAACCTGTTGCCGTCATAGCCTATGGAGATGATGGCCTTGTAACAGCCCTTCTCACCCCAGGCAGGATCGGCATAGATCCAAACCCGCTTCATCTGGGATGGCTCAGGCAGAGTTTTGTATCTGGTGAACCAGTGGTTCTTGAAGATGTTCCCTTCAATGACTGGCTGCCCTAACATCTCCCTCTGGTATCCGGTATACCCGAACTTGGCTTTTAGATTAGGCAGGGTGGCAGTGGGATATTGAGCCTCCCAAGCGGACTTACCATGTTGATCTTCGAGAGAGAAGCGCAATATCGCTTTTTGGTGCGTTTTCAGAACCGATTGGTATCCTAAGTCCAAATCTGGATTATCGGCCCGCATTTCGCCTAATATAAGCTCCTGAAACTGGCAGATCGCATAGTTGGGATGCACCAGGTTACCGAGCCAGACGATCCTGCCATTCCCCTCCGGTGAGAGAGCTCCGGCAAGCTCCTGGGTGATCTTCTCCATGCGTCTCTTGCCGATGGACTGGTTGCCCATGTTCTCTTCTTTGTCGATATCGTCACAGACGATCAGCCCGGGCCGCCTGGCGGTCTTGGGATTGATAGTTCCTCTATGACTTTGCTTGATACTCCTGGCTCTGATTCTCGCTTTGTTCTTGAGATAGAAGTCCAGATCAAAGGCATCCACTGGCCGCAGCTCCGGATAGTCGATGGTGAGCCGCTTGTTGTTCTGAAGCTCATGCAAGGTGAAGGCGGTGCGTTCCTGTGCCAGGTCTATGTCTGCGGCTGTATGGATCACGTAACGTTCACCCTGGATGATCATCCAGATGGGATAGACCACTCCCATGAGTACCGTTTTGCCCAGCCCACGAAACCCGGTGATGGCGATGATGCCCGAGCCCTTGTCAGTCTCATCGAACATGGTCTCGTGTGCTGGGCAAAAGGGTAGCGGGAAGATGTGCGGGAAATAGGTATGGCAGAAGAACGAGAAGGCATCCCATCCTGATCCGGTAGTACGTCTGATTCTCTCAGCCTTGGCTTCGGGGTTATCGTCTATAAAAGGCAAGACGGAGATCGTTTTGGATGCGATCTCCGTCAGAGCCTTGTTATGCCGCTGAATGAACTTCTTAGGCATAACCGGGTATCACCCCAACCCCCGGCAGGCTGTTGGTCGGGGACCCTGAGTTTCCGGAAGGATCAGCGGAGCCGGGGGGATCGGCTCCGCTGTCAGGCAGGCAGGATGTCGTGGAGCCGGAGGGAATAGCTCCACTCGTTGGAGGGTAGGTTGGCTGGTGTGTTTGGAGGTAACCATGTGTCTATCCATTTCTGACTCGTAAGTACTCGGCAAGATCGAGCACGATACTTTGAAACTGTTTCAGCATAGTCTCATAGCCCTTCTCGATCATGAAGTCGGTCACCTGATCCAGGAAGCGGACGATATAGTCGTTCAACTCCTTGGAAGGCTCAGCGTCCTTCTGATTCTGCCTGATCAGGCTGACGAGGCTCTGCAGAGCGGTGTCCGCCGGGTTCTTGGCATATTCCCGCAGTGCCTGGATGAGCGCCTTCTTGCGGGCCAAGTTGATCTCATGGTCGAGCTTGCGCTCTTCCTTGAACTGCTCGTCCCATTTGCCGGACTTGATCCACTTGCGGACGGTGATACCGGAAACTCCGAAGATCAGCGCCAGTTCCAGCGGATCGGTCTTGCCGTTCAGATAGGCTTCCCTGCAGTTGTCCCGCTTGATGCGGAACTCATGGCTGTTACTCATACTCGGGACGTACCTTGTGCTTCTGCAGGTAGAGGTTGAGGTCTTTGCCGGAGCAGCGCAGCTGTCCGTTTTCCTTGGTTCTGAAAGCCGGCAGAGGATCGCCGATGTCACGTATCCAGCGGTAGACGCTGGAGCGGTCGACCCTGAGGATCTCAGCTATCTCATCGGTGCGGTAATTGCGTTCGTCTTTGAAGATGTTCATCAGTTCCTCTGCGGTGTTGGTATTCATAGGTGCCATTATTCATTCTCCTGTGCTTTGATCAAATAGAGATGAGTTACGCTGCCACTGTTTCTCACAGGGCGGGGAAGTTGAGGACGATCTGGCGGAACTGGCCCGACTCGTCTCGTTCATAGAAGTTGATGTACTGCTTGGTGGCTACCACCTGGATGGCCTGGTCGATCAGCTCCATCGCTTCCTTCCAGGTCTTATCCTTGATGTTGTAACGGCGCAGGCGCAGGATGCGGTACTTGGCGATCTCGCCTTTCTTGTCAACCTGGAAGGCTTCGCTGATGATGGCCCGGAGGTTGACGTTGGAGTCGGCGGACCAGGCTTTCAGGCACTCGTCTATCTTCTGCTTGGCGAGTTGAAGTTCGATGCCGAACTGGATGCGTTCCTTGAACCTGATCTCCACCCTGTACTTGCCGTCAAAGCTGTTGAGAACGGCATTGCCCTTCCAATCCAGGCCGTTCTTCTCGGCTACCTGTTGGAGATAGAGCTCCACGTCCTCAAAGAACTTGTTCTTGTCAGCTACCATACGGTCATGCAGCTTGATGGCCCGGTTGATGGTCTTGCTTACGATGGCGTCCTGCTTGAGGATCTCAGGTCTGATGATCGAGACCGGAATGCTCTGGCCGTTAGCGTCAATACGGGTGGGTACGGGCTTCTTAGCCTTGGGGGTCTTGGGTGTGTCCATTGGATGTCTCCTTGTTATCTGTATATTTGGTTTTCTTTTCATTCTGTTTGATATAGTTCTGCAGCATGGCGATCACAGCTCTGCGCTCCTTCTTGTCGAGTAGGTTCCAGTGGCTTTTGGAATAGTTTTTCAGCATGAATGCCCGCAGTTGGGACTCGGTCCAAGCCGCGGTTTTCATGAGATAGAACATATACATGCCCTGGCGGTCGAAAGTAAAGACTTGGGGTCTGCCATGCCTGCGGTACTTTAGCAGGAGTGCCTTCAACTCAGTTAAGCGATCCTCCGGCAAGGCTCTGAGCGATTCACCATAGCCCAGGCCCTTGATGATGAACCTGAAGGCATCGAGCGGCCAGTGGAATTTCTTGACCCTGAGGACATGTATCTGTTGACGTAGTTTGCGTTCTCGCTGTTCCTGATCCATAGAATGCTCCCGGTTGGCTGGTCTTACAGTGCTTGCTGTGGGTGTTGAGCCATGCGCTTCTTAGTTCGGTAAGGCGCTCTTTGCTTAGGTGGCATCCCGGCCTTGCTTCGCAGTTCGCCCAGGATGCCTTTGATCACAATCGATCCCACCATGGGGATTTTCTGGTGGTCTAATACGCAGTATCCGCTCTTATTGATGCCGATCACCTTAAC